CGTCCACAATCTTGTAGGGCTTGCCAGTTGGCACATCCTTGGCCGCGATTTCCTCAATTGTTAAACCGCAATCGCACGGGATAATAATTGACACGCCGCCTTGGTCGTTTTGGTATATGATGCGTTGGTCCATTTGGTTTCCTTTCATCGGAAGATTGCGACATTGCAACGTGGGGTATCGCGCTGTGCGTCTGTGTTATTATCAGAGACACCGATGCGGACGCTTCCAGACGCATAAACTGCTGCCCATCCAACAGCTGCGTTTCCGGACGCTGAGGTGCCATTACCGCCCGTTGTAACTACAGCGCAATAATTTGCATCTTGCATTGCTGTCGTAAAATTGACCGTATAATCACCAGTCCCATTGTCCGTGATGCTCGACACATTCCCGCTGGCCCGAATTGCACTTGAGCCGTCAAAATTCACCCATGCGCGGCAGGCGTAGAGCGGAGCTGTGCCGGAAGCGTTCAGCACGTTAGGAATGTCAGACTTAAAAGCTATCGCCCCTTGGTCAACGGTATCAACTTGCGCCTTCAGTTCGCTACCGCTCCAGCCGATATAGACCTTATTACTGCTCAACTGACCTGCACCACCGCCCTGCTGTACTGGGGTGAATGTAAGTCCAATTGCATTTTTAATAGTATTAGTCGTAGTAGCGTCTGTTGACGCAATGTTTTCAAGGCTTCTACTGTTACCAACTACAGTAGTGCCGCTTACTTGAATTGCCATTATCGTATCCTTTCATAGTTACTAGGCTTTTATTTGTTTAATTTCTTTTTTTTTTTTAACAGCTGTACTTTATTCGTTTGTAATTGAGTCTAATTTAAAAATACTCGTGCTTCTAAACTACTAATTTCGTCACGTTACGCCGAAGCTCCGTTCTGCCGCAGTTGTGGCCAGAGAATAGGATGCCGAACCGGCAGAACTGGCGACCAAAGCAACCTGTGCCAGCGCATCCAGTCCGAAGGCGATGGCGCGAGTTGATGTGGCGTCGATCAGGGCTACAGCGGCGGCATCGCCAAGAGGCGCAGAGGCGAGGGGGCTAAAACCTAGCATGGGTTACTCCTACGGGTTGGTGGGCCAGACGACACTAAACGGAAACCCGCCTTGGTCTGGCACATCGCGCAGGGCTTGACGGTAGGTTGTCACTGCCTCGCTCATGGTGTTGTCGCTCAGGGCTTGCCAGTCTGTTGCTTGCAGGAGTTGGTCACGATGGTTGCGAACTGCTGCCTCTGCTTGATCTTGTGGCCTATTGACGACCGTGTAGCCAATGAACCAGCGATTACCGTGAATAGGCTGACCTACCTGAGACTGGTCTACCTCGCCTGTGATATGGTTTGTGGCATCGTTTTCTGTCTTCAGACGGATCACCTCTTTGTGAGGCATATCGCCCATTACTAAATTTTGTACCAACGGCTCATAGGCTGGCTTAGACAGTTCAATCACTGGATGCACCAGATGGCGCTTCAGCATCGTGTCAGGAATGATGCGAGGAAAGCTAGTCTCAGGGTGGTCACGACGAAATTGCCCGATTGTGTAGGGAAATTCTACGGGCTGGTCGTTTGTGATCTTAACGTGCATTTAATGCTCCTATTTAGCTGAAGTTGTCGCCTATCAAGCGTCCGTAGTAAGTTGTGCCGCCATCTTGCGTGAGGAATCTTAGTAGGTCTGTCTCACCGTCAGCAGGGGAGGTAGGTGGTGTGCCTGCTGGCCACTCGACAGACGCAGGGTATGTGAAGGTCGCATCTCCGACAAAGCCTGTGGAGTATTGCCATACTGCATCCCCAGTATCCCCAATAACATACATCTTTGTGCCATCAGGTTTGAAGAAGACGCCGGTTGGACCTGTTTCTTGAGCGGAAACACTGAAGTTCTGTAAGTAAGATGCTGAAGTTATATCCCAAGCTGTGCTTAGGTCATACTCATTAACATCATCTCCGCTAATCCCAATAACGTACATCTTTGTGCCATCGGGCTTGAAGAAGATGCCGGTTGGACCTGTTTCTTGAGCGGAAACACTGAAGTTCTGAAGGTAACTAGCTGAAGATACATCCCAAGCTGTGCTTAGGTCATACTCATTAACATCTCTTCCACTAGCCCCAAGAACATACATTTTTAGGCCATCGGATTTGAAGAAGACGCCGGTTGGATCTGTTTCTTGAGCGGAAACACTGAAGTTCTGTAAGTAAGATGCAGTAGAAACATCCCAAGCTGTACTTAGGTCGTACTCATTTACATCATCTCCACTGAACCCAATAACGTACATTTTTAGGCCATCGGGTTTGAAGAAGATACCGGATGGAGCTGCTTCTTGAGCAGCAACACTGAAGTTCTGAAGGTAAGAAGCTGAATTTATATCCCAAGCTGTACTCAGATCATATTCGTTTACGTCGTCCCCACTAGCCCCAATAATATACATTTTTGTGCCGTCAGGTTTGAAGAACATGCCTTGTGGAGATGTTTCTTGAGCAGCAACACTGAAGTACCCTTCAGTGGGAAAATCAAAGCTAGCAGCGCTTACGTCCCAAGCTGTGCTTAGGGTGTAGGAAAAGACTGCGTCTCCGGCAGTCCCAAGAACATACATTTTTGTGCCATCGGGCTTGAAGAAGATACCTTGTGGATTTGTTTCTTGAGCGGCAACACTAAAGTTCTGAAGGTAACTAGCCGTAGTGATATCCCAAGCAGTGCTTAGGTCGTACTCATTAACATTGTCTGCAGTATTCCCAATAACGTACATCTTTAGGCCATCGGGCTTGAAGAAGATGCCTTGTGGATCTATTTCTTGAGCAGCAACGCTAAAGTTCTGTAAGTAAGACGCAGTGCTTATATCCCAAGCTGTGCTTAGGTCATACTCATTAACATCGTCTCCACTTAACCCAATAACGTACATCTTTGTGCCATCAGGTTTGAAGAAGATACCTTGTGGAGTTGCTTCTTGAGCGGAAACACTGAAGTTTTGCAGGTAAGTTGCAGAAGTTATGTCCCAAGCTGTGCTTAGATCATACTCATTTACGTCGTCTCCAGTATTCCCAATAACGTACATCTTTAGGCCATCGGGCTTGAAGAAGATACCTTGTGGAGTTGCTTCTTGAGCAGCAACACTGAAGTTTTGCAGGTAAGTTGCAGAAGAAACATCCCAAGCCGTGCTTAGGTCGTACTCATTGACATCGTCTCCAACATTCCCAAGAACATACATCTTTGTGCCATCGGGCTTGAAGAATATGTCTGTTGGACCTGTTTCTTGAGCAGCAACACTGAAGTACCCATAAGCAGGTGGCTCTGCATTAGCTAGGTCATAGCCGCCATCAATAAATTCACCATTGAGCTCAAGCGTAAATCCGAGGGTAGTACCCGTCGTAGGGGGGTTGCTAAACACAAACGTAGTTTCAGCCGTAGGGGTGTAGCTAAACACGTTCCCAGAAGTCAGGTCAAGAGTTGTGCCTGTGATCGTTCCCACCTTCTCAGCGGTAGCAATACCGTCAAGCTTTGTTTTATCACTTGTAGACAACAAACCAGCAGTCGTAGTAGTAGCTACAGGAACAGTTACGTTAGTGCCTGTTGACGAAGTAATTGTTCTAGTGTTGCCTGTTCCGGTAATTCCAAGGTTAGTAGCTACGTTAACCTGAGCGCCTGCAGCGATTCCGTCTAACTTGTTCTTGTCAGTTGAAGACAAGACCCCTGCGAGGGACGTTGTTGCTGCGTTAACCGTAGCGTTAGTGCCGTCAGAGCTATTTACAATAATAGTAGAGGCATTATGTGTTGTTGATAAGTTGGTAGTTACGTTGGGTGCGGTGTTAGTAACTGTAATAGTTCCGTTAGTAGTGATCGGTGAGCCGGTAATGGAAATACCAGTGCCGCCAGAAGCGGCTACTGAAGTTACTGTACCGGACCCACTCGATTTAGCTTCCCAACGTTCGTTAGCATTGTCCCAAGCAAGAACTTGTCCTTCAGTAGGGTTGGGGACGTGTAAGTCGTGAAGTTCGCCAAGGTGAAAGCCAGTAATTGGTTTTACAAAGATAATTCCCGTAGTAGCGTGAGCACGAATAACAATAGCAACAGAAATGTTTTGATTAGGTGCTTCTGGCTTAACATAAGTAAGTTTACCAGCGGTGGTTGGAGAAGCATAAAGAATAGTGCCTTCTACCCAAGTCTCGCTAACAGCATCTCCTGTTGTATCTAACCTGTTAATTTCGCCAAAGGTAATCGCAAACCCTGATTCGTTTATCGCTAAGTCTCTCTCTGCAAGTCCAATAACAGCAAGCTCTTCGATTGTATTATTAGCGATAAACTTGTTTACTGTAATCTTGCCAGAAGCCTCAACAGCTCCTGTAGCGTAAACTAAGTCGCCCTTAACTAGAGCTACATCCGCCTGAATAGGGATTCTTGCTTCTTCTGTGTTACCTAGTTGTAAAATATCACCAGCAGCATCTTTAGTAAAAATCTTTTTATCGGCAAGGTTGATAGCAACCTCACCAATATCTAAGTCCGAAGTCAGCGGAGTTTTACCTACAACACTAGACTTTTTTGGAATAATTTTAGTAGCCATATTTATGACCTTTCTTTTATGTTAGTAAACACCACCATCGATAGTTACATTTTGAAGCGTTTCGTTACCTAAGTCCCAAGCATCGTCTGCTTCGTTCCAAATAAACTGGACGTTAGCGGACGTACCGCGCTCTATTTCAAGACCGGAGTTTTGAGAAGGCACCCCTGTCTCGTCGGAGTTAAGCAGAATAATAGAGTCACCAATGTTAACTTCATTAGAGTTAATAGAGGTTGTCGTACCTTGGACAGTCAAGCTACCTGCAATAACAACAGTACCAGTTGCATCGCCTGTACCAGCGGGGTCAATGGTAATGACTGAACCGCCTTCAATAAGATCAGTAGTGACCTTGTTGAAAGTTACGTTATTAGTTGTACCAACTGGCTGACCAACAGCAATATTACCGTTAGTAATAGTAACGCCAGTGCCATCAGTAAAGTGAGCGCGAGCTTCAGCCGCAGAAGGGCCTGTGTAAGAGATTACGCCTGTCGTACTGTTGTAGGACAGAGAACCATCTCCGCCATTGTCTGTAACAGAAACAGAGTTACGGGCGTCAGTAACAAGGTTAGACGCAGCTTGGATGTCGGCTTCAGCAAGAGTGTTGTTGATCCAGTTAGAGCCAGACCACTTAAGGACTTCACCGGCACTAACAGCTGTAATGGTTGTGTCTTCCAGTGCAGCAATCGTTTGATAACCAGCAGACTGAAAAGAAGAACCATTATGGGCTTTGAGAAGGTTGGCTGCAGTATCAAACCACAAGTCACCTTCAACAGCATTTGCTGGAGCAACCGAGTCAACATAAGCACCGTCTAGGCGTGTAATTACACCTGCACCGTTCTTTGTATAAATCTTGCGATCAGCAAGGTTAAGTGCAATCTCGCCAGCTTCCAAGTCTGTTCCAAGAGGTGCGCCGCCAGAAGTACCGGACTTTTTAAGAATAATTTTAGTGGACATCAGAAGTCTCCCCCAATAATGCTAATATTGTTGTTATTGATAATTGTAGTTGCTGTATACTTAGAAGTAACACCGGAGTAGACTAGCATAGAGCCATCCTGCCTATTAGTGTTGTCAACATCCGTCAGTGAGCTAGTTGTGAACCTGTGGTTAGTAAAGTTTTGTTCAGCAGCATTATAAAGAATTACATCTTTATCTTGAAGCTCAAAAAAGTCTACATCCCCAAGGTTTACTAAGCTTGATCCTTCAAAAATATCAAAGGAGTAAGTTTCAACAGGAGAGCCTGAAGAAGTAGTAAGGTCTACTTCAAGCTGACCGTCAACAAAACTTACAGCAGAAATACTATCACCCTTAGAACCTTGACCACCCACTCTTGAAGTATCAACCACAATATCAGTGTTAGAAACCGTTACAGAGTACTTAGCCATTAGACCTCCTCAGAGGGACTGTAACGAACCTCTACCAATCCTCTAAAGGGCTTCCAGATTTGTTGTTCAGAGCCTAGGCCGGAGTCCCGAACTTCAACACCGATCCAACCGTAGGCTGGAACTTCTGGGGCTGGTTGTGTAGCCCAAAGACCAATAAGGCTTTCAGGAATAACGAGCTTAAAGGTGTTATCTGTAATGTTTTCATCTAAAATAGCTAAGGTGGTAACTTGTCCACCAGCTTTAACAACAGTGGGGTAGTTTCCTACAATAACGCCAGTCATGTCTGCTTCAACAATCTTGGAGGTTATTGTATAGTCTTGAAGGCTTGTTAGCCAGTTAAGTGTCATGTTAAAATGAATTTGTTCGCCTTCAATAATTGATACAAGGACCGCTCCGTTGTCGTCAATAATATCTTTAGAGGCACTATTAATTCTTGCTCTAGGCATGGTAATTCCTTTCTACCGATCCTCAGATGGGTAAGTTTAGTTACCGCACTATTCTTAATACTGTATTTATAATTACTTGCCCCTATTAGGGGAACTGTAAATCTTTTCTAATCGATCTTTTTCTGCTGCTTGGGATCGGTTTTCTATACTAGTTTAGCTTCCTTTTCTACGCGAGTCTACCAAGTTAGTAGCGGTTCTACGTGCAGTAGACGGTTTAGCACCTCTTGTAACTAAGCGCTGAGTTTCATTGTTAATAGCTGCACTTCGACTACGGCCAGCGGCGTTACGAGTAGCAGTACTACGAACGCGACCAGCTACAGTAGAGGCCGCATTGCTAGCAGCACTGCGAGCTTTAGAGGCAGCACTACTCACAGCACGTTTAGCTGACATACGCTTGCTAAGAGCTGAAGTTTTCGAACCTGTTGCGCGATTAACTAAACGGTTAGCTGAAATAGCAGCCCTACCGACAGCGCGTCTAGCAGCGTTAGGGGCGTTGCCTGCAATCTTCCTTGCTCGTGCAGAAGCATCTTGAGCCTTCTTAAGAGCGGTTTTTCTAGCGCCTGTTAACTTGTAAGCTGTGTTACCTTGACGCTTACGAACAGCCTGACCTACACGGCTGTTGTTAATACGAGCCATGACTCTTTCTCTGCGCGATACCGCGCCGGTTGTTCCCCTGGGTGGCATAATAGTATTCCTTTTAATTGTAAACGATCAGAACCCAAACCCTCTAACAGTAGTTTTAGTGCCAGAGCGGATTGGAAACAAGTACTCAACAGCATAGCGCAAACCATCTGACCAGTGTTCTACACCTTCTTTTTTGTCAATGACTGCACTGTCGGGATTGTTTTCGACCCATTGGGTTCTCTCGATTGATTTGATTGTGTTAACACACTTAGGGTGAATATACATATCAATAGTACCAGCAGCATTCATAAACTTCTTGTTTACAGCCGCTACACTATCAATAATAGGTGGCGCTTTACTATGCGCACGAGTAGCAATACCTGCGCCTTGTAACAAACTAAAGTCTGTAGTACCAACAGCAGCAGAGGACTTCCTAGCACGACCACTAGGGTCAGGGTAAGAAATAATCTTGTGGCCAGCATACTTAATCTTTAAAGCATTAGCTAAGGTTTCCGTGTCCGGATGGCCTTGCATTTCATCTAGTATGTGTATCTGATTACCCCTTAAAGCAAAGATAACAGAAGCCATTATACCGACGTTGAAGTCAATAGCAACATGAACATCTTCCCCTGTTTCGAAGTAGGGGAGGTCTTTGTTGATATGGTCTTTACGGCTAAAGGTATAGAATACGTTAGTACCAGAGTCTTCGAAGCTTGCTGTATACTCTCTGGCGAACTTTAGGGGGTCAAGGGTTAGTTTAACACTCTCAATCTCCTCTTCATCAAGGTAAGGAGAGTCCTTATAAGTATAGTGATAGCTCTTCCAATCTTTGTCGCTGTCTTGTCTATTGAACATGTCATAGAAATAATCGTACCCGCTTGGGGTACTGATAATAAGCGCACGTCCTGGATTAGCATTAAATCTTTTGGCATTTTGTCTTGACCAACGTGTCGAAACACAAGGCTGAATAATAGATTCCCAAGACTCTTTTAGGTTCATGCCAGCACCCTTCCAAGAAGTAACCTCATCTGCTACTACGAAGTACTGACCAGTACCTCGCATACGCTGAGACGCTTCATAGGACCATAGCTTTAGTTGAACGTTGTTAGGAAACCAGAACGTACCAGAGGCTTTAGAGGACTTGTCTGCAAAGTCTTCCATACCAAGTTGCCAAGCAATTAGTGGGTAGTAAATGTCCACAGCTTGACTGTAAGTGGGTGCGATGAGTGCAACGTTCTTGTTAGGCACGTCATCAGGAAGCTCCATGAGTTCCTGCACGGCAATAATAGCGGCAGTGGCTGCTAAGTAAGACTTGCCAAAGCCACGACTAGCATTAACCACTGAATATCGACAAGTCTTATCTATAAATAAGTCTCTGATGACTTCTGACTGTTTATCATGTAATCTGATTTCTGACATTATGTTCTTCTAACTATTTCTTTTTAGGCTGTGAACTATACTGCTTACCTGCCTTGGTGTCTTTACGCTTCTTGGCAGTACTAGCTGCATACGTCTTTTTAGACATAGCATTAATAGCCTTAGTTGGCAAATACCGTTCACCAGTAGCGTCTTTACCTAGCACAGAGTTCTTGCCAGACTTAGTTCGCCACTTCTGATCAGTCCACTTAGTCATTGACTTTTGAGCAGCAGTCTTACCGCCAGTGTACTTGCCACCTCTATCTTTGTAGAGTTTAGCGGCTAGTTGCATAGCCCTAGCAGAGTGCTTACCTCCCATACGGGAAACAGCATCTGACTTAGCTTTCTCCCACAGGGTTGGATTAGCTCTGGCCATTACTTCTTCTTACCACCTTTAGGTGTTTTGGGTGGACGACCTACTTTAGTTCCGTAAGTACCTTTTCCTGCGGGCATAGTTATTCTCCAATTCTTTTTAAAACAGATTCAATAGAAGCACGAATAGACAAGATGTTCTCATCAATACGGGCTAGCATAACAGCTTGAGCTTGAGAAGTCCTCTCAATTTCATTCAAACGGATTTCCTGCCTAGCGATCTCTCGTGTATTAGTACTAACAGCAGCGTCTAGAGCAGAAATGTACCAGACAAGAGCGACTGTCTGGAGAGTAATAGCAATAAGCGATGACATGGTGATGCTCTTAGATATACCCCAACTTGAGTTATTTTCACCCATTTTTATTTTCCTTATTAGTAGATGAATCAGTAAGAACAATAGACACAGGGCGCTTCTCCGTAATCTCTTGCTCAAGTTTATCAGGGATCTTCTTATAGCCATACTGCATCAGGTTATTGATGAGTTGACCTTTAGTAGCAATTAACTGGGCATAAGCACCAGAGCCAATGCGGATGTCACCGGAAGCTAAAGCATCATCAATAGCATGAAACTGGTTAACCATCTCGACAATAGGATCAAAGCCAAGTTCTTCAAGCTTCTTTACAGAGGCAAGAGAGTTAATGTTCTTAGAGCCTTTAGGACGACCACTGCCCTCTCTACTACCGCCATTCTTCATACCTTTTTTCTTGTTACAAGGGACAGTACCAGCGGGTTTGCCATCAAGGCGAGGTCTTCCAACAGGGCGTTTTGTGTTCATATCAACCATACTAGAAGATCCTTTCTGTGCGAGTGGTCATTCAAAAGTTTTTCAAAAGAAATTTTTTAAAAGTAAATAGTACCAAAGTGTGACTACTTATACCTAAACAATTGTAATTAATAATAATTCATAGATTAGTACCAAAGTGTACCTAATCTGTTTTATTATAAAAATAATAAAAATAATTTATGTATCTAAGATACCTAGAAGATACCTTAATAACCCCCGTAAAGAACCGAATAAACCTTCACAAAAGGCTTATCAAGTTCTTCCACAGGAGACTATGGGAGTGACATCTTCGGGGGTTATCTGTGACAAGTCACAAGTAAGAGTTCTCTTTCAGATGTCAGTAGAGAGTCTTATTCGGTATCTTCTAGGCAGAGCTTAGACAGTAAGTTTATACTCGTTTGAGGAGAATTATTCTTAAACGTCAGGTATCAGTTTTATGATATTTTTGTTATAATATTATTGGTATCAGTTGGGGAATTGAACCCCAAGGTTACAAGCTATGACGCCTGACTAACTATAGTAACCTGCTAACCTGCCCTGACATGGTGCCCCCTACCAGACTCGAACTGGTACGCTATAAGCATAAGATTTTAAGTCTTTCGTGTCTACCATTCCACCAAGGGGGCTTATTGTTATTATGGCCTCCCCCACAGGACTCGAACCTGTAACCTAGTCATTAGAAGTGACTTGCTCTGTCCAGTTGAGCTAGGGAGAGTTATAATAAAAAAAAAAAAAAATAATTACTCCCCCTAGCAACCCTCTAAGTCATCCATAAGGACAACAAAGAGAGTTACTAAGGGGAGCGGTTAAGCTACTACACTTCCATAGCTACCAGCTACTTCACCGTAATAGTCTTGTCTAAATAAGTCATAAGTAAGTTCATACTCTTTGTCTTTGTAAAGTACAGTCATTACTTCTCGAAGGTCATCGTCGGAAGGGTGCTTAATTTTAACCATTTCAACTAGTAAAGTCTTACAGCTATCGGTAACAAACAGTTCAGTCATTAATCAACTTCTTCCAAGAGTACTAGTTTAACACCGTAAGGGTTAGGTCGTTTAAGTGCTTCATAGTACAGCTCTTTAGAGCATAAGATAACACCCACCGGAGGTTCTTCAATAAAGCCAGAGGTGGGGTAGACGTTCCAGCGATACATAGAGAAGCTTCTTTGACCAAAGGTTCTATTAGCGTTATCTAGCCTACTTTCGTTAGTATCAGTGACATAAAAACTAATCTCAGGGTTCTTCCATAGTAGGTCAATAAATCCTAAAGTAAACCGATCAATCCCGTAAATACCCCACTCTGTAGTGTTCTTGTACTTCTTAAGAATATCTTCTTTAGCTGTTTTAGGAGTGTGAAGAAGTTTAATCTTAGAACCATCCTTGGGAATAGAGATAGGCTTACGACCCCTCTTTTTAGGTTCCATTGTATTCTCTTTCTAGTTCTGTATAACCACCGATTACATCAATAACAACAGGTAAGGTACTCATGCCTAAGAAGGTAGTTATAAAACCCTTAAAAAGAGTATAATTACTTTCATTCATATCACTCATATTTATATAAGTGTAGTCCTGATTATTAGTGTCTAGAAGCTCTTTAGTCTTATCACACCAAGGACAATTATTCCTGCCTATAACGTAAATCAAAAGTTATTCCTCGGTTTCTTCTTCTTCTTCTTCCAAGACAGCCAAGGCGCTTTCGAACCCTGCTTTAAAGAAAGACTTAAACACTTCGTCGAAAGTCATATCCGAACTAAAATCGAAACCATCTTCCATAAAGTCGTTAAAGGTATCTTCGATAAGGGCTTCGTAATCTTCGTTTGTAAGGTCATCAGACATTCTTTTTGCTTTCTTTTTGTTCTAAGTTAATTGTTTTAATAAGGTCTTCTCTTGGCAGCTTAATTTCTTTTAAGAACTCATCAGCTACTGACTAAGTTTTTAAAAAGGTTTTTAGATCTTTATAAAAATCGAAAAACATTACTCTGTCTTTCCTCTTTTGTTTTTATCTTCTTGTAGCCAAACTAAACGATCAATATCGTTACGGTTAATGCCAATGTCCTTTAGCTCTTTGTCGGTAAGAGCATTAAGGATTTTAATAGCATTGCGATGTTGTCGCCAAGTAGCAAGATAGTTAACGTATCTTCGAAACCAACTCATGCAGGGTCTCCTTCTGGAATCTTAACACAGAAAGCTGCGTCTACGTAGCTAAAGTTCTCTTGTGTAAAAAACTCTTTACCATTAATAATTTCTTGTTGACAAGTAGAAAGCTCTTCAAACACTTGAACATGTGAGGTAGCTGTGCAGTCGTTAGTCTCAACACTACACACTACTAGAATTGCAGCAAACATTACTCTTCCTCTATTTCATTTTCATCATAAACAACTTCTAAGGCTGATACTAACATTTCCTCAATGACTTCCCTGTCTTCAACAGTAGAAGACATTTGGAGTTTACCATCTGCAATAGTAATAATTACTACACCATCGGGAAAAGTTTCTTCACAAAAGTCTAAAGCACCTTCATGTATGTCATAATAATAGTCTGTGCTTTTACTTGTGGTTTTAAACTTTATTCTGCTTAAAAAGTTAATAACTTCACTCATGGCATCCAGCCAAGATAACCCAGAATAGTAAGCCCAAGCCAAGTGTGAATAACAGAGGCAAAGACGATCCCCAAGGACCAGCCAAGAAGCTTTCCTACAACTACTTCAGTTTTCATTTTTTATCACTTTTTGTTAAGATTATATATATTGTTCTTTAACGTCAGGTATCAAGCTCTTTCATAATACTAAGACGTTGTTCGTCAGAGTACTTGCTCCAAAGTCTAATGTCGTCTAGGTGCCTACCACCCCCTTTGCAGTAAGCACCTTCTATTTTACACTGCTTAATGCAGGGAGAACTAACTTTAGATTTCGCAGCCTCCGCTAACACACGCCAAAGTCTGAGCGCCTTCTGTGTTATCTTCAAACTCATACAGAGACAATTTAGAAAAGTCTACAACAGGCATTGCTTTAACTGCGGCTTCATATTCTTCCTTAATGCAGTCTTGATAAGGTGCTTGGTCGTAAGTATGATCAGAGTAAGGCAAGAAGCTAATGCCGGTGATGTAGTCAAAGTTCTTGTAAACCCAGCTACCAACTTCCATCCACTCGTCTTCTTTAACATACACAGTTACAGAAACAGAGTGTTCTGCCCAATGTTCTTTAAAGACTTTCCAGTTCTCAAGTTGCTCAATAGCTGACTGTTCATTAGCCAGAATAGCGCCTTCTGGAGACTTGATAGGGAAGTAAAACACAGTAGTCTTAGCAGGGTTCATTGCGTCGGGTTCGTTAGGAACTCCTTGGTCCTTCAATAGTTGTGTCAAAGGATCGTTGTTAGCTTGACGAACACTGCGGATGTAATAAGGCGAGAAACGACCATGAATGCCGCTAGCACTATCAACAAGCTGAGAAACCGTTCCGCTTGGTTTCACTGTTGTAATAGCTGCTGCAGGGTTAATCCCAATACGATTAGCATACTCAATGTTTGTTTCAATAGCTGCTTGCTTCATTGCTTTAAGAAGCTTGGGGTTAGGCTTTTGCAAAAGTTTACAGTCTTGAATACCTGTCAAAGACACGCCTAACAGTGCTTCTTCTTCACAGTTCTTCTTCCAAACATTACGAACGTATTTAAAGTCTGTAAGAGAAGCTTGGAGTGTACCAAGAATAGTTGCAGCTTTAACTTTACGGATAAGGTCTTCACGAGTGTCATTTTCACGACATACAACCTCTGTCAGGTTGCACAGCTGTCCGTTACGCAGTGCGATCTCAGCGCAAGGGTTAAGGCCAACAATCTGGCTTCCATCACGGCGTTCTGGTGCCATAGTTTGCAGCCCGTACTGTGACACAATACCGCGCTCACCGGAGCCAGACTTCACAAGGGAAATCCACTCATCCATAAATACTGTCATAGGTGGTTTGACTTCATAACCTGCGGAGTTGTTAGCCAAGGCACGGTGTGAAGCGGTTTCCCACCAACGACCAGACTTTGCATCACGAATCTCTGGGTCGCCCAAGTCTGAAATAGAAATCAAAGCAGAGCGGCGGACGCCCCCCACTACGACTACTTCCGCAATCTTACAAATAATGTCGTGTACTTCAATTGGACGAAGCTTACGACCAGCAGCATTTTTAAACATTGCTGTTACAAAGTTAAACAAGTCTTTAAGCGGCTCTGGGCCACTTGCACGACCGCCCATAGTTTTAAGTCGGGCACCTTCTGGTCGGATTTTAGAATAATCCCACTGGTGAATGTTACCTAAGTAAAGCTCTGCAATAAGTTTCCGAAGGGCCTTAGCCCAACCTTCCGCAGAGTCTTCAATAGGAATAATGCGCTCTGTCTTTACAAAGTTATCATTAATAATAGGGAGCTTGTTTACGTCTTTAGCGCGGGCACCAAAACCTACGCCGGTTCCTGCCATAAGGATATAAAGAATTTCATCAAAGACTCGAATGTGATCAACATCTTTGTAAGAGCAGTTATAGCCTCGGAAGTGGTTCTTAGAGAGTGCATCTCCTGCAGACCACATGGATCGCATGGAAGGCATTACTTCACGATTATAGATTGCTGTACGTAGAGTCGTAAATTCTTCTTCGGTTATAACATTGTTGCCAATTTGTTTCTTCCAAAAAGAAATTAACCTGTCAACGGTTTCACCCCAAGTTTCACGACGGTTTGCGCCATCTAGAAACCGAGAGTATCTCGACAAGTGAATAAAGCTTTCATAGGGGGTCATTTGTTTAATCCTTTATTTGCTTGCAATTATCGCCGTGCCACCTGGAGTACATACCTAGAGTGAATTCACTTTGACAGTGCGCGCATTGTTTCTTATTGTTATTAAGACTAGCTGTCTTATTCAGCTTCATAGCTTTTAAATGCGTGGTTTTTGAGTTCTTCTGCAAACTCTTCCGACTTTTCAATAAAAGCCTTTGTATTTTCTGCTACTACTTCTGCTTGCTTTTCGAAAGGAGTTCCTTTCCACAGGTCTTTCAGAAGATCAACCTTTTCTTTGTTCAAGCTGTAAATCCGTTTTACGTTATCGTTTTCAAGCCAAGCTTCAAAGTCTTTCTTAGTAAAGTTAGCTGCTTTAAGTTCCTTAATAATTGTTTCCATAGTTAGTGCAGAGTCTCCTTGGCCCCGTATAGTTTGTTAAAAAATGTGTCAGCATAATAATATACTGCTTCGTAGTAACCTTCTTCTTCTGCGGTTACTTCTTTAAATTCTTCGCATAACCCATTAATATACTCTTGTACGTTAGGGTTAAGGTCGTTAGTGTTTTGAACACGATCTAACAACTGAAGCATAATAGAGATCAATACTAAATGGTTTTCATCAAATTTAAATTCCATTAGACTCTTTCAAACCGCTCTTCTTTATCGTCAGGTATCGCCATGTTAGACCTGCTAAGACGACCTGTGTCAAAGTTATAAGACAAGTTCCCAGAAGGGCCTGTCAAACCAGTGTAACGACACTTTAGAACCTTTGTCTTAATAATGTTTCTTAGTTCTTCGTTTTCAGCACCAACGTCCCTTGCAAAAGCAATAATGTCGTGGCTAATTTGTTTAATAGAGCCAGAGCCACGGATGTCATCCATCGAGGGTAGCTTGCCTTCTTCAAAAGACTTGCCTTTATTGTCTGTTTTTCTCAAGTGACTGATCAAACCAATCCAGACGTTATGCTTCTTAACAAGCCTGAGTAACTGATTCATAATCAAGTCAATAGCTTCGTTGCCACTTAGCCCTTCTGCACCCTCTGACGCAAGAATTGTAATGTGGTCTACAAATAAATATTTGCAACCACTAAGGCACATGTACTCCAAAAAATCCATGACAGAACCGTCAGAAAGACTTCCTTGATGGTCCAAGACCATAACTCTATCCGTGCCGAATACCTTTTCAAAACCAGGTTTAAGTTCTTCAAGTGATAACTCCTCTTTTGCAGGGTTTTTGTTTAGGGCCATACCTGCCATCTTGCGAGCAGTCTCGGCAGGTGACTCTTCAAGAGAGATAATACCAATCTTGTCAGGAGTAGCCTCAAGCAAGTTAAAAGCAATCTCCCTAAGCAAAGTAGACTTACCTGAACCCGTGCCAGAAGTCCACAAGGTAATTTCACCGAAGCGCATACCTTTAAGCTTCTCATTCAGTCCTGCCATAAACTCAGGGTAAGGTACTGACTCAAGAGAGTTATAGTTTTCTAGCTGATCCCATAGCTCTTTTGTAGTTAGAATACCTGCAGGGGTGTAGTCTGAAGAATTCCAAATAGCTTTCAAAACCTCGTCTGGGTTTTTAATCCAAAGATCAGAAGCGTCATTCTCTGAACAGTTAACTACCTTAACTTTATCATAACCAATAATACGAGCGGCTTCTTTAGTAGCGTCCTTGCCCTGCTTGTCGTTATCAAACCACAAGACTACCTCGTCAAACTGACGAACCCAGTCTCTTACCTCGATAAGGTCTTTAGTAGCTGTTGAAGACCGAATAGAAACTACTGGATAAAAGGTTTTGTACTTTTCAAAGTTAGCAGTTTGAACTGCCATAGCGTCAAGTTCACCCTCAGTAATCACAAGGCGTTTACCACCGTTGTAAAGACTTTGACCAAACAACCCGCAACTAACTTTACCTACGTTAGGTCTAAAAATCTTAGGTAGCTGTCTTACTTTGTAACCAGTAATCTCTGCACCACTCGAAGTATAAGGGTAGTAGTGAGTGTCAATCTGCCCGTCAATATCGTAAGAAACCTTTACTTTATAATGATCAGCAACCTGCTTTTTAATGTTTCTTTCTTTAAATCCGCGAGAAGGATAATCGTCCCGAACTTCATCAAGGCGGGGTCCGTAATAGTTACTATTAGTCTCTGTCACAACTTCTCTTTCTGAGCTATTCCCTTTTCTTGACTTCTTACAAGAAAAACAGTAACTCGATTGATCATCATAAATCTGTTTAGCATCGCTACTTTCGCAGTCTTCACAAGGTTGATTCTTAGTTACTATCTTCCCCATTATCTTCTCCAATGGTCATTTGAGCAAAGAAATTACTTAGTTCCTGAGTTAAAAAGAAAAACACTAAAGAGATAATTGGGTCTATAAAACCGATAGCTAAAACATAATCAAACAACTGAAGAAACAACGTTAAAATTCCTGCAATCCAAAGTGCAGGAGCTATTGGTGACATGTTCATACAATATACCTTTTCTTTAACTTGCTAACAAAAGCTTTAGTCTTTTTAGTAGGATGCTCTTTTGGAACAAACCTGATAGCTGCAATTTGTCGATTATATGAGCGAGGTGTTATTAGGTCGCTCAAGTACTCTGTCATAGAGTCTGATAGCATTTGAACGTAAGCTTCTGCATAGTATAGTCCGCCTTTTGTTTTATAAAACTCTATAATCTCAAACTTAAAGTTTTCTTTTCTATACTTTTTTATGTCACTGTTTAAGGCAATAGAGGAGCCAGTATAGGTTTTCCAAAGCATAGGTTTACCATAAGTCTTAGACTTTTTCTTACCAGCGTGTCTTAGTTGTTTTTTCCCAATGTAAAATTGATTTGTAACTTTATTCTCAATGCAGTAAATAAAACCAAACCACTCTTCAATATCCACTTTGTAGTTGTATTCCCAGTGGCCTAACTCAGTCTTTAATGGCGTCATTATAAACTTCTTTGTCGATCGAAAAATGATCACCAATGTAACGCCAAATATGCAGGAGTTTTCCGTTCAGGAGCATATGATTAAAACCTTCCTCTTTAAACTGGTTATAGTAAGCTTTACAAACTATCTTTTTACGCTCTCGATGGTTTGTAGTACCTGCCAAAATAGCCTCTGCTTTCTTAGGGCCAATTCCAGGGAGGCCAGGGATGTTGTCTACGCTGTCTCCCATTAGAAGCTGTTTCCAATAGAAGTAATCAGCCCACTCTTGGTCAACTTTATAAACCTCCCCTTTGCGGGGGTTTAAGTGTTTACCTGCAATACAATCAAGGTCTTTATCAACACTAACTACGCAATAATCTTTTCCGGCCTTATATAACTCTAGACTCCAAACCCGAATCATGTCGTCTGCCTCACAGTTGTCTGTTAAGATGCAGCCTTCATAATAATCAACTGTCCAAGACTTCAGCTCGTTAAACCATTCAGGTTTTGTAGAGCTTGACTTTACTCTGCTAGGTGAACTTTTATATTCACTATACAGATCGTTACGAAAGTTGTCAGGACCACCCATGGCCATGACGTAGTCTTCGGTGAACAGTTGTTCTAGTACTGAGTTAAACTTAGCCTTGAACTCTTCTTTAGCTTCTTCTAGTGAGGTTTTCCCCCACATGGACATGTAAAGTAACACATCACCATCTACTACTGCTACAGTCATTCTTTAATAATCCAATCTATGGTTAGCCAGTTGGTATCTTCTAACATGAGTTCTACCTTGTCACCGTGTATTTTTTGAAAACGATCCCAGACGTGGGCGTTATTCATTCTAAGACAATAACTATCAACATAGCACTTGTAACAGCTTCCACTAGATCCGTAGAAATAATAATAGTCTCCATCAAACTCACTCCTTACAACCCCACTGTTTAACCGCCAACTACTCCCTGACAAGTAACCCCCGGAGGTTCCTGTTAGGACTCGATAGTGAAGGTCTTTACCTTTGAACTTAATAATCACCCAATTATCACAAGTATAGATCATTAGTTTACTCCTCGTTGTTCTTTAACGTCAGGTATCCTTTTGTGTTACTTTTCTTACCGTTAAGTTTCCTGTCCTCTAGCTTTTCTAAGGTGTACATCATAAGCTCTGACAAGCTGCTCCCCTCACAGTGTGCCATTACAGTAACATACCATAGAACATCGCCTAGCTCATCAAGTAGATCTTTACGGGTTCCCACTTTAATAGCTTCTTTTACTTCGTGAACTTCTTCTAAAAGCCCCACGTGTAGTTCTTTAGAGTTTTTATGGTTGTCGTTAAAAAACTCTACGGCAAGTTTTGAGTAGACTTCATTTGTAAGTTTCATTTAGTTTCCTGTTTTAATGTGGAAAGACCCAACGGGACTGTTTAGGGCAGCGTTAATTTCTAAAAGCTGTTGCCAAGAAAGCTCTATGACTTCATACTTATTAAGTTGAGGACACCACTGACGAATAAAGCATCGATCGTCTTTGTCAATAAACACAGAGACATCTTCAAAACGAGCAGTTTCGTCCAGTGTAGTAATCTCTGTTTCTTGCTCTTGCATTTCTACTGTAAACATATTACAAGTCCTTCAAAGCATAGTTGACACCGTCTTTAAAACCTTTTTTGCGACCTTCAGAGGCCCCTACTTCAAAGCCGTCTTTATAAGCCTCTTCGTACTCTGTACTATATTGAGAAGTAGAAGCTGCGCTACAAGCTTCTTCAAGGTCTTGTAAACCATCCCCCATTATTTCAATAAAACTTTGAAAAGACATGTCGTTCATCTTTTGATAAAACTTATCAAAAGCTTTTTGCACCATCACTTGCGCAGACACTGTTACAGTCATAGTCATACCCTCCAGATATAGGTCGAATTTCCGTCTTCATCAGTAAGCTCTCCGTCGGACCCTACATCTTCCCGAAAAAGTTTTTCCATAAGGTCTTTAGCTTCTTCTAGGTTATCTGCGTTAATTTCACCGCCGATTATTCCGAATTCACCTTCAAACCACCACTCATAAGTCATAAGTTTTACTCCACAATAAAGTATTGATTAGTTGTTGGGTCATAGGTCCACCCATCTTCACTTAAGGCATCATCCTTAGACACTGACTTGAGCTCACCTAACTGGTCAATGTCACCACTAGAATAGACAAGGCTTGCGAGTGTCCGCTTAGAGGTACGACCGTTAGAGGTGTTAGTGAGTTTCAAGATGGACTCTTGCCCAGAGGTAAACCCCAGGGTTGCCACATGGTTGTTGAAGTCTGCTTCATTGCACAAGAAAGAATACTCCATCACACCAAGGTAGCTACCAATTAGGGTTTTCATCCTACCCTCCATCTTACCAAGGGCCTTTTAGGTGTCCATATGCCGCAAGAACTTGGCAAGAGTATGCACATCGGTCACGTTATCAATAGAAAAGATCACATAAGCCATAGTATTTCCTTTTACAGTTTATAATGGTTGTTAGTTTTTAAGCCTAGCTTCTTCACAAACTTTTTCAAACTTGTTGAACAGCTCTTCAAACTTCCAGTAGTAAAGGCGGCGGATACCGTCTAGAACTTGCATAGCTTCTTGATCTTCACTGTTTTTAGACAAGAAATTAAGATCTTCACAAATTTCCCAACAAGCCATAATTGGCCCTTCTAGTTCATAAGGCTTCATAGTTACTTCCTTTAGATAATTTATTACAGGTCTTTTTCTAGGCTTAAGAATTGATCAGAGTCAATTACATAACTACAACCTTTTAAAAAGTATTCAAAGTGTTGCAGAACTTCGTCTAGTGAAAGGTCTTGCTTGTGTAACTTTAAAGTTACCGTATAGTCTTTATCAGTGTGAGTAAACTTCATATCTAATTACCAATCCTTCGCTACTTCAAAAAATTTAATAACGTGCTTAAGTGCAGCTATATCTAAAAGCAGTTCCTTGTATTCCCTTTGTTGTTCTTTTGAAAACTTAATCTCACTCTTAAAACCAAGACGATCTAACTCATAAGAGTTAAGTGCTAACCGAAGTCGAACAACCGTTACAGCATCTTCAAAGTCGTAAATTCCGTCAGACCGTTCGAGTTCTTTATAAACTTCACTTAACATTCTATTCATTGTCATAGTTTTGCTCCTCTGCAAGTTTAATTAGTTGATTACACCCATCAATAGCATCTTGTCCCATTACATCTGGGCAGTAACCCAAGTATGCAGACAAAACCATGCGGGCATATAGTTCACCGAGAAAGTTAGTTTCATACTCTTCAAGCAAATCCTTGTTTACAGTGGCTGCCTCAAGATCGGCAAACAACATCGGCAAAAGTCTAGCTGCAACTGTATTAACTGCCTGTTTTTTAA